TACAAATCTAAAGAAAGGAGTTTGGTTATGAAAGAAACCAAGCTACAACAAAATGAGCTTGACATCATTCAAGCAAACAACGGACTACGGTTGTATCTGAGTGGCCTTTTGTCTGGCAAACCAGCTACACCTAGGACGGCTCTGTATAATATACAGGGCAAAACTAAGATGCTTGCTCCTGATGAGATTCTTCACCAGTGGCAAGAGAAACTGGAACAGCTAGAGCATGGCTCAAACTTCGAGCAAGAAGTATTCCAGTTCGATTCTGCTCAGCTGCAGAAGTGGGGTCCTCAAGGCCAGGTCGCGCCGATTGACGATCTTCTTAAAGACATCGTTTATCCGAGCTTCGATGTGGCAGACGTGCCTTCAGCTTTCTCCTCTGAAGAATGGAAGAAAGCCAAGCGTGCCGTAACTCGCGCGTTGCACAGCGCGGGTTGCAGAGGTCTGGCGCCAGTACCCTATTCACGCGCAATTGACGACATGCGCGCTCGAGACACTCTCGAGTCAAATTCGGGCTGGCCGTTATTCACCCGACGGTCAAAACCGGAAGTTGTCAAACAGTCTATCCAGGATGCTGAGGATGGGCAATGGAAAACATATCCTGCCATTGCATTATTCAGGAACTACAATCAGAAAACTCGTCTTGTTTGGATGTTTCCGATGAGTGCGAACCTGGTGGAAGCCTCCTTCTTCCAGCCCCTGCAGTCGATTCTGATGAAATCGACTCTGGCGCAGTCGTTCCTCGCGCCATGGACAGGATTCGAGCAGGTGAGAAAACTCATCTCTGAGGCGTATGCCGCTAACGGCTCTGTCGCCGCCTCTGATTTCTCATCTACCGACGCGCATTTTAGGCTGTCTACATCTATGGAAGTTTGCGACGTGCTAGAGCAGTGCTTTCAACCTAGATATAGAGATGCGCTTCGGGAGTCGATGACTTACATGCATACTATTCCACTTATTGTCGGGCCGGACAGTAAGATCGAGGGTGAACACGGCGTATCGTCTGGTTCTAACTGGACTAACTTTGTAGAGACGATTTTCGACATGCTTCTTGCCGTTTACGTTTACTACAAAGAAGGCGGTGAGGACTCTTTTAAGGTTACTACTCGCCTCGTTTCTGGCGACTTGACCCCCGAGTCGCAATATAAAGGCTTGTATGCAATCGGCGATGATATGTCTTGGGTTGTGAGCAAGTCTCACTTCGATGACGCTTTCTCTGATCGTTTGGAAGCGTACGGTGAAAGCGTTGGACAACAGATCAAGGCTGAGAAGACAACTAATTACCCTGACAAGGTGAAGACGTTGCAGCGCTTGTTCCAGGCTGGTTACTTCCAAGACGGCAGCAATCTTCTTCGTGGCGTTTACCCAACCATTCGTGCGCTTAAGTCTCTCGTCTATCCCGAGAGATCGCACAAGAAGAGACTGTGGTCCAAGGACATGAATGCTGTCCGTGCGTTCATGATTCTTGAAAACTGTGTGGACCACCCTTTGTTTCACGAATTCTGCGAGTTCGTTTTGGATGGGGATCCTTACTTGCGCGAGTTTGCTCGGAAGACTCGCGGCGAGCAGGACAGAATTCTCCGGCAGTCAAAACTTGTGCCGGGCTTGAATCCTACGTACAATCAGGAGCGTAGAGATTCGAGTTTATCAGAGTTCGCGAGTATTAAATATATTCGCGAGCTGTGATAGCAAGG